CTCTTGGGATACTGCCAACTATATTATTTCCTTGTCTATTGATGTTACCATTCGTATTGATAGCAAGTGTTTGAATCAAGCGGCTGCTTGTGATTTGAATGCGATAGCCGTTAATTTGGATGATGACTTAGCTTCGAATGGTAGTACAACTTTAACATACTAAAAATGGCACGAAAAAGAATTAAGGATTTAGATTTGGCTTCTTCGACTACTGGCTCGGAGTTTTTGGCTATTGATGCCCAAGGGTTTAGTTCGGCTAAGAAGGTGGCTTTAAGCTCTATTGTGGGCTCGGCATCTTCTTACTGCTCTTGGGGGCTTACTGATGAGAGTGGTACTTTTGAAACGAGCTTTCCAGGGGCGAACACATATACGAACTTAATTGTAGGAAGCTCGATTGCTTTTGCTGTTAATACTTCGGACTTTTCGGTTTCCAATACCGGGATTATAACCTACACTGGCACTGCTACCAAGCCCTTCCTTATTTTGGTTGGTGCGGATGTTTTCGGCAGTAACAACGAGGATATTCGATTTGCGGTTACCAAGGTCAGTACGATATTGGCAGGAGGGATTGCCTCTTGTGTCTTACCTTCTGGTAGCAAGAGTGAGTCTGCGTTCTTGGCTGCGGCTACCACTCTATCCACGAATGATACTATCCGCATAAGGGTTAAGAACGTAGCGGCTACAAACAACATCCATACGGTAGCTGCTTCCTTGAGCATTGTGTCTTTGTAGCCGAAAAAACAACAATTTAGAATATCGTAATTTAGCACCCATAAACACAATAAGATGCCTGCATTACCAAGATTAACTGCTTTCAGCCTTGGAACTTCACAGCTTGTCCTTACCTACGCTGATGGGAGGATTTTCTATGTGAACTATGCTGATATTATCACCGTTGAACTTGACCCTACCTCTGGGGAAACGTTAGTCCGTATTTATGCCGAGGGGGAGGTTAGCGTTACCTTAACGGCTTCCAATACTGATTTGGTGGCATTAGGAACTACGGCTACTGCCTTCATTACCAACTTAAACCTTAAACTCGCATACTCCGCTTCCGCCCCTACCCTTGGCTCTAAAATGGAGTTGGTTACAGGCTCGGTTACTGGAAAGGTTTACACCGCCATTATGGTGAATGCCTCTACGAGTTTCACGACCTTAACTGATAGTAATGCTGTTAATATGCTCACCGCTATGAATTTAACGGGCATTACCGTTTATACCGGAATGATTATCCGTGCTAATGAGGGCAAGACTATCGCTTCGGTAACTGTTTCAGGGGGTAATGTATTTGGATATTTCAACTAACTATGGCTTTAATACCTGGTTTCTCCATAAATGGGAATGCTCTTCATGTTACTCGGAACTATTCCGAGGATGATGCCGATGCTTTTGCAAGGGCGCAAGTTGATGCTGGCTCTCGTGAGTTTTCAGGTGGCTGTTTAGATGGAAGGGTATTTGATTTAAGGGGTAGGACTACGGTTCAGCCTTCCATATTGATTGTCCCTCAATTAACGAGGAATGGGGTGGCTTACAATCAACTCCCCAATACGCGCACCAACTTTATTCAAAACAACACGATGACAGGTGCGACTGGTTCGGTAGCACCTACAACTTGGAGTGTTGTCGCCCCACCTTCTGGGATTACTATTGGCTATTCAGCGAGCGGCCAGACGACTGCGGCTGATGGCACGTTGGTGGACTACATTGACGTAACGGTAAGCGGCACGGCATTGGCTTCGGGTAATTTTAATTTGCGGCCTGAACCTGTGACTTCAACTGTCAGCGGTAATTTGTTATTTGCCTCAGGGATGACGTACACGGCCAGTTTCTATATGTCTTTATTGTCAGGTTCGGTTTCGGGAGTTAGTCCTAACTATCAAATTCAAGAGGTTTCAGGAACAACATTTGTGTCTGGTACTTCATTAGATTTATCGGCGATTACATCAAATCTTACAAGGTATAGTCTTACGAGAACGCTTGTAGGCACAGGCGGTGCTGATAGAATTAGAACGCGCTATGGACACGCCATAGCAAGCGGTCAGGTGTTGAACTACACGATTCGCATAGCATCTCCGCAGTTGGAGAAGGGTAGTGTTGCTACGACTGTCATCCGAACGGCAAGTGGATTTGTGAGCGTTGATATGCTTGGAGTGGCGAGAGATGGCGCACCGCCTGACTTCACCTTCACGAGAGCGACCACCGCCACGCGGGTGAATGCGAGTGGCTTGATTGAATCGGTGGCTTCGGGATTGCTTCGCTTGGATTACCCAGTCACAGGCGGTTGCCCTGCGGCGTTGATTGAGCCTGCGGCGACGAATTTTGCACGGAATGTGCAATTTATGACTCAGGTAGATACACCCGCAGTGTCGGGTGGAATGACGATAACAACAGGAAGCACGGATTTTCAGGCGCCTGATGGAACAAGCGGAAGTATAACCAAGTACGTTGGTGGTGCGGCATCTGGGATTTCGCAATTTGCATATGACGGAACTGGCTATACTGTTACTGCGGCAGGTCAGCACACGTTTAGTTTATTTGTAAAAGCAGGTTCAAGTAATCCTGCCAATTTTATTCGTTTGCGTTTTGCTGGATGGACAAGCGCAACTGGAACATCCGACACATATTTTAGCCTTGCCAGCGGCACAGCTTTAACAGCAGGTGCAAGTATTCAAAATTATGGTAATGGTTGGTATCGACTTATTTCAGCACCATATACTATTGCATCAGGTGATTTACAAGGTTTGGTAACAATAAGTTTAGCAGAAGCGGACAATGACGTTTCTTGGCCCGCATCAGGCGCACTTAACCTAACCGCTTACATTTGGGGCGCACAACTCGAACTTGGTGCAGTACCAACGTCATTCATCCCAACGACAACAGGCTCGGCAACCCGCAACGCGGATGTTTGCTCCGTGTCGGGGGTATCGGGGTATATCGGGCAAACTGAAGGCACGATTTATTGGGATATTGCTGCTGTTGGAGGCGTTCTTACTGGCACAGGAAATCCTGAGCTTGGTGTTAGAAATGAAGCATTCACTAATTGGATAGGACTTACTTCTAATGGTTTATCCTTCCCTTTCAGAATTACTGCTCGGACAACGGTGGGGGTCTCTCTAATAAATTATCAAGCAAACATTGCATCGGGTAAAGCGGCACTCGCTTGGAGTTCGGCTGGATTGGTTTTATATGTAAACGGAGTTTCAGTAGCCACAAGCGCAACAAATCCAAACTTCTCTTTTAGTAGGGCCACTATTGTTAACACATCCACAATGCCGTTTAAGGCTAACGCTTTTGCCATCTACACCACAAGGCTATCGAATGAACAGCTCGAATCAATCACCCGACTAACGTAATGGCTACCTTCCGAAAGTACAAATGGAACACAAAAGCCGAATTCGAGGCTTTCTATCAACTATCGCAACCCGATGCCACCTGCGTGGAGTTGGGCGACATCGACAACACCTACTGCGTGGACTTGCTGTGGGATGACCAACCCGCACCCGATTGGGAGCAATACGAAACGTGGCCGAGCCCAGTGGGCGTGCATACATACCTTGGCTGGGATGAGGCCTATACAAACGACTATAATGAGCGAAAAAACGCTAATTAGAGGCTTATTATATTTGTGCCGTTAAAAAGATAGACAATGAACTCTTTTGAAGAAATACGGCAACATCTAATGTCTTTAGGGATAAACTTAGGCTTAGCCATAAGTGGTTTCTTCGGCTCTCTTTTAATACTCGGAAGGGCTAAGGATTGGAGGCAGAGGTTACTCGCTGTATGTGCAGGTACTCTATCTGCTACCTACCTCACTCCGATTGCTATGGACATAGTAGAACTCGGGATTGATGGAGCAGAACACGGATTTGCCTTTATACTCGGCTACTCCGGACTTACCGTAGTTGAGTACATTGAGAAAAAATACATCGACAAAATTAAATCTAAGACAGATGCCACTAATGAAAGCCAAGGGTAAGGGGGGAATGCGTAAGGCGGTAGCCGCCAATATCTCCGAACTAACGAAAGCCAACAAGGAAAAGCCTATGGGCAAGAAAAGGAGTAGGAAGCAGATAGCTGCTATCGCCTACTCCGCTGCTCGTAAACGGAAATGAAAGACCAAGCCTATCGGATTATCCTTGCCTTAGCCATCTTGCTTTGGGTGTACTGGCTATATTCCGATTACACAAAAAAGACCGAAGAGAAAGTTCGCTCCGAAGAAGCCTCTGCCTACCAAGAAGAGGTCAAAAAGAAGGATATTCAAATTAAGCGTTTAGAGGCTCGTAGAGACACGATTAGGGATACGATGGTAGTAGTACAGCAGAGGTGGAGAGAACGCATCGTAGAAGTGCTAAAAACCGCTAAAAACGACACGATAGAAGTTCCTGTTTACCTGCCCATGCAATTAGACTCGTGTAGGGAGGTTGGTTTATTGGCTATGGAGCGTTTGGAGCTTGCTGAAATTCAGATACGGACTTATAGGGATTCGGATACCTTGGCTTCTATGCGGATAGCGACTTTGGAGGAGCAGTTGAGTGAGTGTGCTCGTAGGAGTGAGCGTAGGAGGAAGGTTTTGAATACGGCACTCAAAGTGGGTGCTGGGGCGGCTTTAATTATAGCCATCCAATAATCATAGGAACAGAATATCGTTTATATCTATCCCATTCGACTCTATGATTGAGCGGATGTTATCCCTCCATTCTATGTCTTGGTTGCCTTCTGCGAGGCTATAAAGCTCTTGTAGGGCTGTTGCCAATGCATCTGCCTTGATAGCCCTTCGGAAGATTAGGGATTCCCCTAAATCGCTCAAATCGAACTCTAATGTGGCTTTAGCCATAATGTTTATTTAGTAGTGCTGATACAAATCTACCTACTTTTCAGCCTTAATCTTCTCGATATATACCACTGCATCCATCAACTCCTCTTGCAGATGCTGAATCCACTCGGCAAAGGTCAGGTCATCGCGTTCCATTGTCGTGCCGTACTTCCGCTTGCCCTGTTCCGCTCTTGTCCGAAATTGGTCAATAACTGATTCGACTATCTTATCGCTCATGCAAACAAAAATTGGTGCAGTTCTTCCACCGTGCGGCAAATCTCTTTCCCATCCTTATCCCACATCTGCAAGTCCTTACGCCTGCCAAAATCCTTCTCGTACATCCACCAAGTAAGGCATTCGTACTGCTCTTCATTAAATACGTGCTTCAACAGCAGTTCGATGACTTCTTGTGCGCTCTCTCTAAATTCGGTCAGGTCGATGCCGAGTTTGTAAGCCTCCCGCGTTCTTTCGTTGTCCGCATCTATCAGGTTCAGCAGGTGCGTTAGTTCAGGTAGGGTCATAGGTTGTCTTTTATAAAAACGCCATCTACTTTTTTGCCAGTACGACCTTTAATCTCATCATAGGCTACTTCAAGGGCATCCACCAATGAAACATTCCTTTGCTCGGCAAGTATGATTAGGGTTACTAAAACATCTCCGAAGGCATCAATTTCCTCTGCTCTTTTGCCCTTGGCGATAGCACCGCATAGCTCTCCAAGTTCTTCCACCACTTTAAGCATTTGCTTGGGGGCGTTTTCGTAGTCGAGCAGTCCTTTATCGTCTGCCCATTGAACTACATTTTCTTTTAGTTGTTCGAAGTTCATATTATTGGTTTTTAATGATTTCCATTACTGATAGCATCCCCACTTCTAAACTCTCCCCATCCCCTTGATTGAGAAGGAAGTCGGTTATTTCTGCATGTTGAGCCGAGGTT